CCCTAGCGGGCGCCACCGACGCAGTGCAATACACTATCCCCGTAAGGGGATTTTCTATCCAGAGGAGTGTTCTGTCGCATGCTGCAAACTAAAAGACGAATGCTTAGCTTCCGATGTCCGGAAGCTATAGCTCGAGGGACTGATTTCTTCGGAAATGAGTCTACCTCTAAAGTCGATTCGTTTGCACTCATGGCTCCGCAAATTACGCGGAGCGAAGGTCACCCCTTTAAGCGGAAACACCGCCCGAGTGGTGATGTGGGTGGAGAATTCTTTACCCAACGTTCGTACGTGAAAGGCCTTGACAGGCAAACTCACGCACGATGGGTTGAGAAATATGAAGGACCGGAAGGTCCTTCCTCCAAAGCAGCCGTTGATTTCAACGGTCGCTATTTTCCCATACCGGTTAACAGTGGTTCTAGCAATATGTTCCCCGCTTCTTCTTACTCCTCGCGAGAGGTGTTGGAAGAGAAGGGAGCTACGGCTATTGCCATCTGTAAACCGACCAATGCTGTTGCCGACACCTCTACCTTTCTCGGCGAAATCCTTAGAGAAGGTCTGCCCAAGTTGGCAGGCCATACTCTTTGGAAAGACAGGACCTTATCCGCCCGCAATGCGGGAGGAGAGTTCCTGAATGTCGAGTTTGGCTGGCTACCCATGATATCCGATATGCGTTCTATTGCATATGGGATAACTCATGCACAAACGGTCGTTGACCAGTATGTGCGTGACGCTGGGCGCCAGGTAAGGCGCGGTTTCAGCTTTCCGACAGAGAAATCCCATACTGAGATTTCTTACGAGGGACCGAATTCAGGATATGGTTACCTGAGTCCGCCCGCTAGTAAGCTACTCTTCAGTATGGGGACAGGGAAAACGGTTGAGACTCGGTCTGTTACCAAGTCTCGGTGGTTCTCAGGTGCGTTTACGTATCATCTTCCGACGTCTTTGACTAACGTCATTGGTGATCCGGATATCGCACTGAAAGCCAAGCAGGTGCTTGGCCTTGAACTTACCCCAGAAACTGTCTGGAACCTTGCTCCCTGGAGTTGGGCCGTCGATTGGTTTTCCAATACGGGAGATGTTATATCTAATCTCTCGGATTGGGCCCTTGACGGTCTGGTTATGCGCTATGGGTACATGATGGAAACCACCATCGACAAAGTACGCTATAGCTGGCAGCCGATTACCAGGATTCCTGGTAAACCAACGCCATCCGCTATCGAATTCGTCACTGTGACGAAGCAGAGAGTCGGAGCTAACCCCTTTGGATTTGGCATTACCTGGGACGGCTTGTCACCGCTCCAGGTCGCCATCGCTGCAGCTTTGGGACTATCTCGGAGCTGAAGTGTGCGTAACGCACGCGTCAAACACCGCATGTCCTTTGGGCATGCAGAAAAGGAGTACGCCAGATGTCATACGCAGACCCACAGACCGTCACAATCTCGGCGGTCACTACCCCACTGCCTCGTACGAGTACGAAGGCGGATGGGAATGACTACACGAGTGCGGACGGCCTAATCAAGCTCAGCGCATCCCACGCCTACGGGCGTAGGGTTCGCCGAGTCTTGAGGCTGGACCATTCGAAGATCTCGGCAGATCCGTTTTTGCCGGCGACGAACGTCAAGGTGTCCATGTCAAACTACATGGTCTTTGACGTACCCGTCGTTGGCTATACGGCCACCGAGGCACTTGCGGTTTACACCGGGTTCAAGACCCAGTTTTCCGCGTCTTCGGATCTCCTCATCAGCAAGCTTCTTGCTGGTGAGTCCTAAGAAAGAGCGGGTTAAGGAAAATACCTTGACCGTGTCGGGGATGTTCACGTTTTCGATAAATCGGAAACATGTCGTCGCCTTCGTGGGCTTGGTACTCCTTGCTCTCTCTTTGGTCCTCGATAACACAACTCTCAACACAGTTGTTGATTTTTGTGGCAAATTGCTAGAACCTCAACCATAACGGGTAGCGCGCAAACCTTTAAACAGTTAGGCGCGTCCGTTTGGTATCGGTTCTATTATCGATTGCCTGTGGCATCAGGCCAGGATTGACCACCTCTATTTAAGGAGGGATCAATGAAAAGCCTGTTGCGACTCTGGAAAGAGCTGGCCAATGAATCGGCCAGCAGATGTTGCACTAGCGCCACCCATGACATTAAAACTGTCATGGCGCGTACTGAACACGAGGGTATATCGTTTCTTACGATATGCCTACCCGAGTATGGTAAGGCGTTTGAGAAATGCCTAGACCAGAAACAGGTGTGCCCGCATCACTTCCCCGGCTTTCGAAAGAACCGGCGGAGTGGAGGACCCCTCCCCCTACTACTGGGAGGTTACCTCGGACGTGTGTTCGATACGCACAGTGGATCGTTACTTGATGATCCCTGCATAGATTCAATTCTTGCCATCCGTCAACTTACGTTGATGTTTGGTAAGATTTCTTTGAAGTGCACAAGTGCACGACAAAGAAATGCTATGCGTGGGTACATCAAGTGTGAGCAGGATGTCAAAGAGTTCGACAAGACCGTCTCTCCTCAGTTTCTGGAGAGATTTAAGTCTATGTCGGACATGCTTTATAGCAAGGTGTTCTCGGAAGTAGACCATAAAATCTACAACCTCGAACTCTCGCCAAAGCATGGGCCTGGTGTTACCGCTGACAGACTTTTGGGAAACCAAAAGTGGAATCAGCGGACATGGCCCGCTCGTCTGGAAGAAATTCTCCCCGCTGGGGAGTTTCTCCTTCCTAACTGGCGTTTCTATGACCAGTTACACGAGATCGACATCCTCGAACCCGGTTCTGAGATACCCGTTAAGGTTGTCTCAGTTCCTAAAACGCTAAAGACACCCAGAATCATTGGGATAGAACCAACTGCTATGCAATACGCACAGCAGGCAATTCTACCTGAGATTCTGCATGGTTTGGGACAGGATAACAACCTGTGCCACATGCTCGGATTCAAGGACCAAGAGCCTAATCAGCTCATGGCACTTGACGGGTCTAAAAACGGGACCTTAGCGACGCTCGACTTGAGCGAAGCATCCGACCGTGTCTCTAACAAGCTCATCAGAACGATGTGTCAGAATTGGCCTCATTTGGATAAGGCCGTTCAGGCATGTCGTTCTGAAAAAGCTCGTGTACCTGGCCATGGTGTAATTCACCTAGCCAAGTTCGCGTCTATGGGTTCCGCGCTCTGCTTCCCCTTTGAGGCGATGGTATTCCTTACCATTGTCCTGATCGGAGTTGAAGATGCGCGTAACGCTCCTCTGAGTCTTCAAGAGATAAACACTCTTAAAGACAAGGTGCGCATCTACGGGGACGATATTATCGTACCTGTAGACTATGTGGAATCCGTCGTCCGTTTCCTGAATGCCTTTGGCGCTCGGGTTAACGGTGGCAAGTCTTTCTGGAACGGTTCGTTCCGTGAGTCTTGCGGTCGGGAGTATTATGCCGGGTCTGACGTTAGTATTGTCAGAGTTCGTCATTTGCTTCCTACACGACGGTCAGACGCTACAGGGGTCATTAGCATGGTCTCTCTTCGTAATCAGTTGTATTATGCTGGTTACTGGAAGACCTGCCAATGGCTCGACGATTACATCCGGTCAGTGATTCGTTACTTTCCGGTTGTTTTGTCGACTAGCCCTGTGCTTGGTCGTCACAGCTTCTTGGGTTATGAGGCCCAAGGGTTGGACAAGAACCTACATTCTCCTTTCGTTAAGGGGTACGT